CAATTTCGAAGGGTTCGATTTTGTGTACCAGGAAGCACCGCATTTAATTAAAAAAACACACAAAGGTATTGAGGTAGCTTTAGTGGGTGATAAGTATAAGATTGAAACAGATTCACGAACTTTTGTAGTGCATCATTCAGCTATTGAAGATTTTATGACTAAAGTAACTTTTGTTGGTAATTCATCTACTGAAATTCAACAAAGTAAAGCTAAAAAAGAGGTTAAAACGCCTGCTGTATATGTTCCTGAAACATGTGTTGATTTAAGTGCTGGATTAATGGGTATGTTTCAAAAAATATCAGGTGGTAATGCTACTAAAGAAGATTATGAGAAAGCAAAATCTATGAGTGATATTGCCGGTAAAATTATCGATGTAGAAAAGGTTAAACTAGGTTATTTAGCATTAAGTAAAAGATAAGTTATGATCTTTCAATTTGATAGTGTTTTAGCTGAAAAATATGGCATGAATGAATCTGTATTCATACATAATATTTTCTATTGGATAAACCATAATAAAGCTAATAATAAGCATTATTATGAAGATAGATTTTGGACATACAACACAAAAAAAGCTTTTATTAAATTATTTCCTTTTTGGACTTATGAGCAAGTAAGAAAAATTGTAAAAAATTTAGTAGAAAGTGGTGCATTATTGACTGGTAATTTTAATGAAAATACATGGGATAAAACAACCTGGTATTCTTTATCAGATGAATTGGTTTTGTATTACGAAAACCTTCTTAACCCTAATAAAAATGCATCTGTGCAAAAACACACATCGAATAGTGAAAAAACACACATCGAATTGGGAAATAACACACATCGAAGTGTGAAAAACCACACTTCTAATATAGGAACAGATAATAAAACACAAATAATAAAACCAGATGTTTTACAAAAAATTGTTTTTTCAGAAAATTCTTGTTTTGATTATTTCTTAAAAACTGCTCCTGAAAGATTTGAAATTGAAATGATGAAGTTAATATCGAAAATCAAAGATTTTCAAAGATTCGTTTCAAATTTTGAATGTGTGTACATCGAAGAACAAAAACCATTTGATGTGAATGTTATCGAAGCTAGAGTAAGAAGATTTGCTAATAATTGGAATGATTACAACGAATCAAAAGTAATCGACTTACATCAAAAACAAACTAACGAACCAGCCTACATGGCAAATAGATTTTAATCATGGAACCAATTCAAGTAAATAAAACAAAGATAATTGAAATGCCTAAAGGTATGATTCCACCTTCTGCAATTGATATTGAAGAATCAGTTTTGGGTGCTGCAATTATTGATAAGCAAGGTGTGGATGAAATGATGATGGTGATTAAAACCGGTGATGCATTCTACAAAGAACAAAACAAATACATTTTCGAAGCAATCCATTCTTTATTTGCTGAAGGTGAACCAATTGATATGTTAACTATATCGCAAAGATTACGCCGATTTGGTAAAATGGAATTGGTGGGTGGTGAATACTATTTGATTCAATTGATGCAAAAAGCTTCTTCTGCTGCGCACATAGAGTACTGGTGTAGAATTCTTTTACAGAAATACATTGCACGTGAAATTATTAAATTCAATCATAACACAACTGCATTAGCTTATAGTGATTCAACTGATATTTTTGATTTAATGTCAAAGCTTCAACATCAGTTTGATGAAATAGCAAACATTACAGTAACCGGTCGTAAAAGCAAATCGTTTGCAGAAAACCTTTCGGAACTATCAAAGAAAATTGAATTCCTTTCGAATCAAACAGAAAACGATAAACTAATCGGTGTGCATACCGGATTTAAACGAGTGAACAAATACACCGGTGGTTATCAGCCGCAAGAACTAATCATCTTGGCAGCACGCCCTGGAATGGGAAAAACTTCTTTAATTCTTAAAACTGCTATCGAGAATGTTAAGATGGGGAATTCTGTAGGATTTATTTCTTTAGAAATGTCTGCACTACAATTAACCGCACGTGCTGTAGCAATTGATACAAACTTTCATCTTTCACAATTGATTAAGACAGGATTCGATAAGCAAAAGTATTTCGAATCGTATGCGAATCACCAGGGTAGAATGTCTGAATATAATTTACTTATCGATGATGCTTCTGAAACTGATATAAACATCATTGTATTAAAAGCGCGCTATTGGAAACGTGTGTTTGATATAAAGCTTTTAGTTATCGATTACCTACAGTTGATGACAAATAGTACTATCAAAGGGAATCGTGAGCAGGAAATATCTTCTATCAGCAGAAGATTAAAGATGTTAGCAAAAGAATTAGATATTCCGGTGATTGCTTTATCGCAATTGAGTAGAGCAGTAGAAACACGTGGTTCAAGTAAAAGACCGTTGTTGTCTGATTTGCGTGAATCAGGAGCAATAGAGCAAGATGCGGACATCATTCAATTTATATACCGACCTGAATACTACAAGATTGAAATAGAAGGAAGTCCGGAGTTTGAAGATATGGTAGCTGATGGTGGTAATACTGAATTGATATTCGCTAAGTATCGTGGTGGTTCCGTTGGTGTTACAAACTTGAAATGGATTGGTGATAAGACAAAGTTTGTAGATCCGCAAGATGAAAGCGAGAATCATATTCAATATGAATCTGATGTAGTACAAGCGATACCAATGGGAAATCCTACTGAAGCTTTTGATAATATTAATCCACATTCAGATTTACCTGAATGGTTAGAATAAGATTAGTTATGGCAAACAAACCTAAACAAGTAAAGCGCAGTTGGGTTGTGGAACGCAAACCATTTGAACGTGATAACAGCAATGCAGACTTCTATAATAGTTGGTCGTGGCGCAAGTTAAGAAAGTTACAATTAGAAAAGAATCCTTTGTGTAAACATTGTGAAGATGTAGATGTGATTACTAAAGCAACTGTAGCGGACCACATTGTACCTATCAACCGTGGTGGTGAGAGGTTAGATGAAGATAACCTTCAATCATTGTGTGAACGTTGTCATAATATAAAATCTGCAAACGAAAGCCGAAGTTAGGGGGATATGGGGTTAAAATGTTTGAGTAGTGAAACCGCCTACATCGCTGTTTAGTCAGAATTTTACTCGAAGTAGTTTTTTAGGTAGGGGGGTGTAAATAAATTAAAATGAATTAGTTATGAAAAGTAATTTAAAAATCGTGAAAGGTGATGGTGAAGTGGTAAAGGTAAATGAAAACCTTTATGAAATTTTAAAGAAGCTTCCAGCTCCATTAGAAAAAATGCAGCTTACTGTGGACCAAAAGTATTGGTACAAATATTTTGGTGATCAGTTAATTGATTCACAAAAATTAACAAAACCCGACCTTTTGCACTTGCACACATTGGCTACTTCAGTAGATTACTACATCCAGGCGGAAAAAGAAATCAGAAAAAAAGGATTTCACGGCGGTTTAATTCAAACATTTAAAGGTGGTGCAACCAATGTTTCAGGCTATGTTACCATTCGTGAAAAAATGATTAAAGACATCGACAGACTTTCAAAACATTTCGGCTTTAGTTTTAGTGATCGTTCAAAACTTAAAGAACAAAAAAGTGGCGATGCTGCACAAGTTAGTTTGTTTGATGATTTCTTAAAAGCTAAACACGGATAATTTTAAAATTTTAAAAATTAAACAAAATGAAAGTAAATCAGATTCAATTTAACCACCCACAATTAGGAATGATAGTTGTTAATTCAAGTGTTGATAAAGAAATTAATGATATGATAGGAACTATTACAGATGATTATGCAAAATATCCAATGTATTATCATGCTAATGTTTTTAAAAATAATGATGGCACTTTTGAAATTAAAGAATTAAAAATTATAAAACCTGAATGTATAATAGTTGGTATGATTAAAACACAAATAGGTTGTAAAAATCATGTAAATCTAATAACAAACAAGAAAGCAAGTGAAGATATTGTAGTTTATCCTTCAGGCGTTATTTCGGTTTCATATAATTAATGCTAACGCGGTTACAGCTTTGCGAGGTTGCGACCTAAAAACCTAAAATTCACAAATAAAAAACACACTTAAAATGAGCGAAAATAATTCAAATACAGACCAAGCCAAGCAATCTCGCAAAACTGGTGTTAATGGTAGTGCGGATTTTGTAGCAGTTTCTCTTTTTGATGGAATGAGTTGCTTACAATTAGCTTTGAATAAAATAGGTAAAATACCAACTAAATATATTGCAAGTGAAGTTGATAAATATGCAATGCAAGTTACAATAGCAAACTTTCAAAATACTAATCAAATTGGCGATGTAAGAAACGTAAAAGGTTCAGATATGGGTTTTGTTCATTTATTAGCTGGTGGTTCGCCTTGTCAAAGTTTTTCATTCGCTGGAAAACGAAAAGGAATGAGTACAAAAGATAATATTGAAATTCTAACTTTAGATCATTACCTAGAGTTGAAAAACCAAAACTTTGAATTTGAAGGACAATCTTATTTGTTTTGGGAATATATGCGAATTTTAGAAGAATTGCGAGTTATCAATCCAAACATTAAGTTTCTACTTGAAAATGTAGTAATGGGCGAAAAGTGGCAAAAGATACTAACGAGAGCAATCGGAATAAACCCAATACAGATAAATTCTGCTTTGGTTTGCGCTCAAAATAGAAATCGTTTGTATTGGACTAACATTGCTGCTGAACCTGATGGACTTTTTGGAGATTTAGTTTGCAAAATTCCACAACCAAAAGACAAAGGGATTTTATTAAAAGATATTTTAGAAACTGATGTTGCTGATAAATATTTTTTAAGTGGAAAAATGTTAGATTATTTGAACAGCCGAAAAGCAAATTACAACAATGGAAAAATCAATTACAAAACCGAAAATGATATTGCAAGTTGTATTAATGCAAGTTCCGGAGCAATTGATATTTCAGATAATATAATAATTGATACCAACCGAAAAGCACGTTGTTTTACTGCTGGTGGAAATAGTGGCGGTTTACATTCGCAAATGGATTTAGTAGTTCACAACACAATGCCAAGAAGTTCAAAAACAGGAAAAGGAGGAACTGGTCCATTATCTCGAAATGATGGAAAAACATATTGTTTAGATACTGGAAATACAAATGCTATTGAAATGGTTGGAGCAATCAAATTTGGACGAACTGATGAAGCTAAAGCATTGCGAAAAGAAAGTATGAAAAATGGTAAAGATTACACACCATTTCAAGCAAAAGAAATTAGCGGAATTGATTATGAAAAAATGGGAACGCTTACAACTGCAATAAATAAAGATAATTTGTTAATGTTGAACGAAAGGCAAAAAGCAAATTTTAAAAATGGAGATGAAAAAGCAAATACATTCTTATCGACTTCTTGGAAAGGTTCACAAGCAAATGGAATGACTTTAGTAAACCCTTCAAATATTAGAAGATTAACACCAATTGAATGTGAACGTTTACAAACTGTTCCTGATAATTACACAAATCACGTAAGCGACACGCAACGATACAAAATGTTAGGTAATGGCTGGACAATTGATGTTATAGCACACATATTGTCTTATTTAACGTAAACGTAGCATTACCATTAACGTTATCTCGCTTGGCGAGGTTGGGAAAAATAAGCCCAAATAATTAAATTTAAGACTAAACAATGAAAGTACAAGACCAACATCAAATTAAGCCCGAAACCCAATCTTGCCAAACGAGTGTTACAAGCAGTCCTTATCGGATACTGAATTTGTACGCAGGAATTGGCGGTAATCGTAAACTATGGAATAATGAAAATTTTAAAATAACAGCAATTGAATATGACCAGGCAACGGCTGATTATTATAAAAAACATTTTCCAAACGATACAGTAATAGTTGCGGATGCTCACGAATATTTGCTTAAAAACTATATGAATTATGATTTTATTTGGAGTTCACCACCTTGCCCAACGCATTCAGATATTAGAAGATGTGGAGTACACGCCGGACAATACGAAGCGTTATATCCAAATATGGAATTGTATCAAGAAATATTATTGTTGCAAAATTTCCATAAAAAACATACAAAGTTTGTTGTTGAAAATGTAGTGCCATATTATAATCCGTTAATTCCACCAACAAAAAAACTGCACAGGCATTTGTACTGGGCAAATTTTCCAATCGGAAATTTTGAAGTTACCGACAAAAGAAAGCACGAAGGAATTACTGGCTATGGAGAAACTTATGGATTTAGCGTAAAAGACAGCGAAATAGCCGACAAACGAAAAGCATTAAGAAATATGGTTGACCCTGATTTAGGTTTATATATTTTGAATTGCGCAATAGGAGTTCAACAAAAACAAAATGTAAAACAAGTTTCAATATTTGACGATGCAGTTCTTTATGATTGCTTGTAACGTCAGACTGTGAAAAAACTCCACAATCCTGTCAACAAATAT